GGGTACGGCATCAGCGAAGTGGCCTCGCGCAGCACGCACATGATGGGGGGTGGGGGCAGGAATATTGTTCCACAACGGGGGAAATAAAAGAATAAAGATGCTTGGTAAGGGGTTGACGTGGGGAGGTCGCGGTCATATGTATGGGGCACGGCATTGTCGCCGCAACCACACAGGAGGCTATCATGTTCATCGTTTCATACCGCGCATTGAATGCATTGCACATTGAAACCCAATACTTTGGCCCTTTTGATACATATATTGACGCGGAGGATTTTATATGTGCATTACCACCCGTAATTGAATGTGCGCATAAATTCATCATCACGCTTGATGCGCCAAATTATGACGCAAATGGATTGGCTGAAGTTAAGTAATTCCACGGCAAGGGGATTGCGTATCCCCTTTTCGGGCAATTACGCCCAATGGAGTCAATATCATGGCATATGAAATCGCACGTACGTTCGCCAAGCGCGAAACAGAAAAGTCCGACTGGTCCGGGAAAATTGGCGTTGCGGCGCTGTTCGTTTCCGATGACGGAATATGGACATTGGACGGGAAAGTCCTGCCCCGCAAATCGGTTGAATATCTGTTGACGTTTTCATTGCAAAGCCTGCAGGACGCATACGCCGGGGCCGAAACATTAGACGAAGCAATCGCCAATTGGTCCAAAAAGCACGATGCGTTGGTCGATGGCACAATCGGCACACGCGGCGGCGGCGCGGATGACGAGACGAAAGTTGGACGTAAGCTTGTACTGGCGCGGTTGATCGCCAAATACGGCAAAGACTCGGCGCAGGCTAATGCCACGCCGGAACAACTGGACGCAATCTTGGAGAAGAACGCCACTGCGTTTGCCCCGTTGATCGCAAAGGAAATGGCGCGGCTGGAGGCGGCGCGAAAGGAACGCGCCGCGATGGCGGCCGAACTTGGGGAATTGGATATTTAATCCAACCTTCATCGAACAAAAATTGGCCGGGAGCAATCCCGGCCTTTTTCATGAGCGGGATATGGCGCATGATTCGCCACATGGCCCGCCAACGCGCGTTCGCCCACACCGGGTATGTGACACCGGAAATTCCCAAACGCGCGCCCATGGCCGGATAACCCGCCGACAAATCAATTTCACGGGCACACACTCCCCCGATATTCTATCCCCCACACGGCATTGCCACCGTATCCCCGCATATATCCCCATCACATATCCCAATGACGTATCCCCATAAGACGCGACACGCCTCGCCCATTCCGCCAAACACAGCCATACGTCCTCCACGACCTGGGCGATTATACGCATCTCCCTCGTATGGCTTATTAACCGCGTGGATTATATGGCTCAGGTGTAAAAGCCATACCACCTCCCCTGTTCTTCTTTTGTTCTAAAATTTTTTTTTTTTTAAACCTTAGAAAGAAAAGTATGGCCCAGCCTCGACGGACAAATGCCCCCGGCCAGCGGGAAGCGCCATACTATCGCCACCCATTGGGTGGGGGCAAGACCATCTTTTGCGCGAAAGGTAATGCTAGCGTTGTCTTAATGGTTTACGTGGCGAGAATGTGTGGCGGGGATACGTTGGGGGATATTTGGGGATATGGGTATGGCTTATACCTCGACGTGGCGGATTGCCCAATGCAACCAGATATGGTATAATGTCGATGGGCGCGGCGATTGTGAGTCGCGCTGGCCGGGAATTGTCCCGCAACGGAGAATGGAAAATGGAAAAGAAACTGTTTGAAGCGCTGAAACAAGTGGAAGCTTGTTTGGTTGAACCTGCCACGGAACCAATGCTGATCGAAGTGGCGCGGACATTCGGCCGCATCCTCGGGAATAACCTCCCTATGCAAATGGCGGACGGTGAAGAAGATTTCTATGCGATCATCCGCGATCAAGTTAATGCTTTGGACAAAAATCCTGATGGCGGTTTTGCCCGCATCGTGGCGAATTGCATGTTGCAAGGATCACGGGCGGATACATTCACTGCAGATGACAAACGCGCGCTTTGCACTGTGGCCGAAATTCTCGGCCCCGATCACCTGGAATGGTGGCGGAAGGCGATTGCATTCGCCATTAAGACAGAGCAATTCTGATGGCGTACGAAATCGAAACAGGCGTTCCAATACCAAAAACTCGAGCTTCAGGACGAGCAGAGACAATCAAAAAGCTGGAAATAGGTCAAAGCTTTGTGTGCCAAGGTTTACCTAATGCCACTTCAGCACAAATTTGCCTTCTGGGGCGAAAGCTCGGACGTAAATTTGTTCAGCGAAGAATTGATGATACGTCTTATCGTATCTGGCGCATTGAATAAAACGAAACGGGCGCTCATCGCCCGTCCACAAGACATAGCCACCTTGTGCTGATGAGTTGGGCTGACAGGAGATAGATGATGACAAACGCTGAAACAAAACGTCGCGAGGCAGCTCTGAATTACATCGCTTCTGAAAAAAGCGATCCATTCGCCTACGGGCGCGTGATGCTTCATATGCGGAATGGTGTGGCAGGATTTATTACCGGCGGGCAAGATGCATTCTATTCCGCAGACCGAGAATATGAAACGGCCGAAACTCCACTCGGCGAGAAGTTTCCACGTGAAGTCTTTCGGAATAAGATTCGTCCGTAAGGCGAAACGGCGTTCGCGCCGTCTCGGGGAAGTGAGCAATCCCCGACTGATGAGCCGCTCAATGGAGTCACGATAATGACATACTTTGAAAGCTTTAAGGCGTTTGTGAAAGCAAAGCCTTCAGATGAACAATATAACTCGTGGTCGCAGGATTGCGCTATTGGCCAATGGGCAGCACAAACATTTCCGGGAAAAGTTATTCTGGCAGGGTTTAAAAATTTTACCAAAGACTCCGAACGAATTTTTTTTGTTAAAAAACAAACGTCAAATGAATTACACATGGCTATCCGGGACAGCAAAACCTTTGGTGAACTTTCCGCCAAACTCGAGAGGATCGCATGATGTTCATCCTCCTTTCCGCCACATCATTCACCCTCCTCCTCGCCAGCGGCATTCGCCCCGAGCAGGACATTCCGTTGCCTCAAGGCCAACACTACGTCAAGCTTTCCGCATGGGCGTATGCCAAAATGAAGGAACATTGACATGATCCTCTCATCGCACTACCTCATTACAGTCCTGCATGTCGCGCATTTACGCATGACCGCTGCCTCCTTCGCCGTGATCGAGTCGTATCTCATTCATCAAGGTTATTACAACGTCCATGTTGACGCCGACCATGCCGAAGCCTTGTTTGACGGAGTCCTGTATGAGTTCTAACTCATTCACCTTCCCCGATGAACTCATTCGTTCTTGGAGTGTCGTTTACAGCGACACTCGCAAGGACTTTTCCGTTTCAGTACACTGTGCGTATGACATGCTCTCGGTCCGCGGGCATTCTCTCGCGTATCTTTCCGGCTATGCCAGTGCCTCGGCGTTGCAGTTGGCCGCAGATCTAGCGATCTTTGACTTGCAGGATAAGATTGCGAAAGAAAATGCCCAGCTCGCGAAAGCGAACGAGCCTATTGACTTTGCGAACTTGGAACTGGACCTTTAGGAGAACATCATGATTACAAATGAACAGATTGCCAAATGGCAGCGGCTTTGTGGTAAGGCGGCATCCGGAGATGCGACGGCATACGATGACATTGCTGCATGGGAAGCTCTCCCCGCCCTGTTGGCAGAGAATGAGCGACTGCGGGCGAATGAGATTGACGCAGCCGTGACAATCGGCAAACTCAATTCAGCCACGCCTTTGCAGGACTTGATGAAAATCAACAATGAAATCTTCAGTCACGTCACTGCCGCAGAGGCGGAACGGGACAGGCTGAGGACGGCGTTGACTGCGCTGGTTGATGAAACTTGCGACTACATGCTCATCAACAATTTAGGCGATCCAGAAAAGAAACACAACATCAGGCTTGCCCGAGCCGCACTGGAGCCAAAATCATGAAACGCACCGGCAAGCCCCTTTCCCCACTTCAGTCTCGCATCTTCGCATTTCTCGAAGCCCACGATCATCCCCAATCCTCTGAGCAACTTTCCGCTAGCATATACGATGGAAAGAAACTTCCCAACTTCCCAGAAAACGTCATCCGCGCTGAGATAAGTCTCATGCACCGAAAACTTTGCTTCCACAAAATCATCACCACCCCGAAGGGGTATATTCTGGAAAGGAAACTCTGATGAAACCCATTCAACAAGCCATCATCGAATACCTTTCCCGCCAGCTCACCTACGTGTGCCTCGGCGAAATCGCTTCGGCTCTCGGCGTTTCTAAAACCACAATTTCCTTCCACGCCAGTCTCATCAACATTCACACTTCCCACGTCATTGAGTCCTCCCGGAAACTCGGCTACAGGTTAATCAAATGAAACCCCTCACCATATCCCTTGGGCCGGAGGCCCAACTTCTCGTAACCGTTCCATCGCCAACGAGTGTGCGGACATATGACCTCGCCATTCCCCTCTCCGTGGGCGGGCTTCGCCTCTTGGTGAAGTTGCTCTCCGAGCGCAAGAAAGCTGACGATCTACGCATTGGCACGCAGGCGTCACCGATCCAAGAGCAAATCGACCACTGGCTCCGCATGGACCGTGCGGAGACGCGAGCAAAACCCGTCCTCGCCGATCTCGAGCTCACGCTTGAAGACATAAACCTCGACCTTTGAAAGGAGCCTAAAATGAACAATTTAGACCGCGTTGAAGAAATCAAATCACGCTTTCCCATACAAAGTCATAATAACTCTTATGAAGAGATTACTTGGGATGAATTTTCCTATCGTTTGGCTAAGGTAAAAGATATTTTACCTTTTTGTCTAGTTGCTGAGGCTGCGGGCTTTCGCTCTCGTTTATACGTTAGTGCCTGGTATGATCTCTATCACGGCTCAGGCGCTTTTAACGAAGCTGTCCGCGTCGAAGAAGAATACCGGAAAAGCACGCAAGGCGTGAAAGGAGAAGACTAATATGAAACCCCCAAGTGAAAACCTCGGCCGTTTCGCGGACGTGGCGGCCGTCCTCGACAAGGCCATTGAACTCGGCACCGTCGAATACGAACTCGCTGACGTGCGGAAGGCGCGAAAGTTCCGCTTTCGCTGCTATTCATACCGCACCGCTCTTCGCCGACTTGATGAAAAACGCAAAGGCGTCGAAAGTGGCCTTGTTCCTGCCTCTCGTTTTGACCAAATAGAGATCATCCTCAAACCGGGTAACGACTGCATCCTCGTCATCCGTGCCGTGACGCCCAAAGGCATCCTTCGCGATACCGCTGGCAACGTGATCGACCCTTTACGCGCCACTCCAACAGAGGAGCCTCATGCCGATGAACGAGATTACCTCGCCGCCGCCGTCGAACTCCTTAATTAACCCTGTGCGTTTAAAGGACCTCCAACCCGGAATGTGCGCTTGCATTGTTCCGGTTGAGCCCTTCCCGATGTACTGCGGTCAGCCCGTCACCCATAACTTTCGCATGTGCTACGGTCATGCAAAAGCCTATCTCATAACCCCGGAGAAACAACGTGAAAAATCCAAAAACCCCAAAAGATAATCAGTCGCCCTATGGGCAAAAAGAACGTCCCATGACCGCTATGGAAATGCGAGTGCGCGAAGAAGATCAGCGCCGCAAGGATCAATTCGAGCGCCGAGGATGCGGTGATCTTAATTGCAGGCAGTGCTATCCAAAGGACGGAAGCATGGGCGACTATAGGCGAGGAGGACCGGGCAAATCTCCCGGCGATTATACCTATGTGCGTGATCCAGATTTTTTCAATTTCCTTAGTAAAACTTTTGAAGCACTAAACACTATCGAAAAATCTCCAACCCCTACTCTTCCTTCATCCCTCACCGAGGCTGAGAAAGCCGTTTCCGAGTATCTTCTACCCCTTTCCTCCGACCTCGATTGGTCCTCCGTAGTCGGTAACGAGGCGGCTCATCAAGCTCTCCGCGAGGCCGTTGAGGACCCAATCAAGCACGCAGAGCTTTACGCCCACTATGCAATAAAAACGCTTAAAGGTGTCCTTCTATACGGTCCTCCTGGATGCGGGAAGACGCTCTTCGGCAAGGTCGCTGCTTCCATCATAGCCAAGCTGCATGGCAAAGACGCAAAGATGCTCTCCATCAACGGAGCATCCTTACAATCTCCTTGGGTCGGCGAAACCGAAGCCCAGATCAAAGCCTTTTTCACCTACGCTCGTGAATACAAAAAGCACTACAAAATGCCTTTGACTATTTTCATAGATGAAGCCGACGCCATTCTTCCTTCCCGCACCAACGGAAGGTCTTGGGCCATCGCTAACGTCTCTACTTTCCTCGCCGAAATGGATGGCTTAGAAGAGTCAGGGGCATTTGTCATTCTCGCCACTAACCGGCCCGAAGTCATTGACGAGGCTCTTCTACGTGATGGACGCTGTGATCGCAAGATCAAGATCGAGCGCCCTTCTTTCGAGTCGGCTAAGGTCATCTTGCGCAATCACATTCAAACCGCCCCTCTCCAGCACACCTACCACCACGATCAACTCGTTGACCAAACCCTCGACTACTTCCTTCTTCCCGATCACGTCCTTATGGACATGGTTCAAATCCAAGCCAACGGTACGGAGACCTTACACAAACTTACCCTCGCCCATATAATATCGGGCGCAATGCTCGTAGGCCTCGTTAACAGGGCCAAAAGCATTGCCTTTCGCCGAGATTTAAAAAACCAAACCATCACCGGCATTGGTCTTGGCGACCTCCGCGAAGCCGTTGACGAAATTGTGAAGGAGAACAAAGGCCTTTCCCACGCATACGCTGTGCGTGAGTTTATTGAAGCCGTTGGCGTCGCCGAGGGCTCATTTGAGACAAACAGAACTGGAACCTTACAATGAAAGAGAATAATGTGGAAAAGCTTATAGAACTATCTGAAAATGGAGTAGAAATTGCCATAGTTGGCCCCGGAAAATATATTTTTAATTGGTCAGTGTGTTTTGCAAAAGAAATCAACGGAGTAAAATTAGAAGTTCGCGTTTTTGCCGCTGAAATAAATACAGCCATTGACAAGGCTTACGCTAAATGGTATGGTAACATTCCAGCGGAGTTAAAGATGCTGAGTATTGAACATGTTCCGCAAGCACCTCGTTCTGACACTGATATTCCATTTTAAGGAACTTTGCAATGACCCCTACCCCCGAACAACTTTCCTGCATCGAGGCCGCTACCTCAACCAAGGACAATCTCATCATTCACGCCCTTGCCGGCGCTGCCAAAACATCAACCCTCGTAATGATTGCAAATGCAGTCAAGGACATCCCTACACTTGCCCTTGCATTTAACAAACGCATTCAGGTTGAAATGCAGTCACGCTTACCCGGTAATTGCGAGGCCTTTACCCTGAACTCCATCGGTCACCGAACTTGGGCGTCCGCCATCGGTAAGCGCCTAACCATCGTCAATGGCAAGACCTACGGCATTGTCTCCGAAATCCTCAAAAACCTCTCCGGCAAAGAAGCCGAGGAAGCCTACGAAACCATGTCCGACATCATACGAGCTATTGACTACGGCAAAACCGCTGGTTATATTCCGACCGGAAAATTCGACACCGGCAAACGCCTTATGAACGATGATGAACTCTTCGCCTCCCTCGACGAAGAACCCTCGATCCTCCAGCAAGACATAATCCGTCAAGCTTCAATCGAGGGACTTAAACAAGCTCTCCAAGGGACCATGGATTTCAACGACCAAATCCTCATGCCCACGTGCTTTCACGGAGCCTTTCCGGCATACCCACTCACCCTTATTGACGAGGCCCAGGACCTTTCCGCCCTTAACCACGTCATGCTCGGAAAGATAGTTCGCAAAAACCGTCTCATCGCGGTCGGCGACGAAAACCAGTCTATCTACGGTTTTCGAGGCGCTCACGAAGACTCCATGGCTCTCCTCGCTCAAACCTTCCACATGAAGTCTTTACAACTTTCCGTCTCCTTTCGCTGTGCACGGAAGATTGTCGAAGAAGCTCGTTGGCGCGCTCCAATCATGCAGTACCCCGAATGGGCAGTCGAAGGCGAAGTCCAGCGCCTCGACAAATACAACGTCGAGACATTCCGCGATGGGGACGTTATCCTATGCCGCAATAACGCCCCACTATTCAACACCGCCATCCGTCTGTTGAAGAATGGAAAGTATCCCGAACTTGTCGGAAACGACATTGGCAAGGCCCTCGTTAAAGTCATGAAAAAACTCGGCCCGACCACGGCAAAGCGTGAAACTGCCCTTGGCTTTCTCGCCGCATGGCGGGACGCAAAGAACACCAAGGCCCGAGACAAGTCAAAGATCAACGATCAAGCCGAGTGCATCGGTATTTTCCTCGAACAAGGCGAGACCCTTGGCGACGCCATCGCCTACGCCGAGCATCTTCTCGCCATAAGTGGCTCAATCAAACTCATGACCATTCACAAGGCCAAAGGTCTTGAGTGGGATCGCGTGTTCATTCTCGACTCCTACCGTATCCGCACGGACAAGGACACACAAGAGAAAAACATTCTCTACGTCGCGCAGACTCGGGCGAAGAACGAGCTGATCTACATTGACTTTGAAAACTTTGAAGGAGTTTGATATGGCTAATCCACCACGTTAATAAACCATATCATCCCTCAATAAACCCATTGACACACCGCGCCAGAACCGATACCGTGACAATGTAACATCAACCCAACCCCACAAAGGGAACCAAAATGTCGGACCAGAAAACCAAACTCATCGCAGGTGAGTCTTTCACAATTTCACAGCCCTATCTTGAAGGCCACGTCCTGACCGCCGCCGAGGCCAAAACCCTGAACCAGGTCCGTTCCGAGAACATCGGCAACAACATGCGAACTCAGGTGAAGGAAGCGCTCGAGGCCAAGGAAGCCGGCGACAGCTCCAAATACGACGCTTTGGCCGCAGCCGTTGCTCAGTATGACGCTGAATACACCTTCGCCATGGGCGGCTCCGGCGTGTCCACTCGGCGTCTCGACCCGGTCGAGCGTGAAGCCCGCGCAATCGCTACTGACCTCATCCGCGCCGATCTTGCCGCCAAGGGACGCAAGATCACGCAGGTGCCCGAGGGCCTCACCAAGGACGAATGGGAAGCCAAACTCGATACCACGCGCGAAACACTCATGGCCCGTGAGGACGTTCTCAAAGCCGCGAAAAAGCGTGTTGCCGACAAAGAGAAGCTCATCGCCGGTGACGCTTCCGAACTCGGCCTCTAATCGGCGCCGGGGCATGACTCCCGCTGCCCCGCGCTGACTGCTAGCACCCACATTCCGTCCAGCCTGTGGGTGCTAGCACCCCCTCCTCAAACAAAGGCCCGAAGCCCATGTCTTACATTACGAAACTTCAAGGTATTTCATTCCGCTCAGCAGAAGTCAAAGAGACGCTGAAGCGCATTCGCGCTGATGAAACTGAGCTTGACATCGAAGTCACCCTCGAACACGAGCCAACCAATCAATACGACCCCAACGCAGTAAAAATTCTCTTTGACGGCACCTTCGTGGGCTATGTCGAAAAGGAAATTGCTGCGGACATTGCAGCGGATGTGTCCGAGGGCGCCGATTACACCGCCGCTATCAGCAGTTGGGCCTCTCAGCTCGTCCCCTTCATTTCCATCATATTCGACGACGAATGATCCTCACCGAAATCCTTTACGACGCCTTGCGCGCAGAGTATGGAGTGTGTATTGAAACTACCGATCCTATCGCTTTGCGCGCAAAGCTTTACCCTGTGAAGAAGGCTAACGAGGCTTTTGCGTGCCTCTCCATTCTTCCAAGTCCGACTAATCCGCAGACGCATCTTTGGATTGTAAAGGCGCGTCCCATATTGGAGCTTGACCTCTAATGCCCCGCACCATTGAGCATGAAGAATTGCAAAAACATACCTTGCATTTGTATGTAGGAGATTTTGCAAAACTTACCGAAATGTATGCCCGCAATGGAGGCGCTTCAGTATTCATTCGCCGCCTCATTCGCGCTCATATCAATAAAATAAACGCTGGCGTTACGCAAGTCGATATGCCTGATGTGGAGACGGGACTATGACTGAAATCATCAGGAAGATGAAGACCTGAAATCTAATGTTCTGGTAAAATTGGAGAATTAGCATGACTACTTTTAAGGACACTATCAGAATTTCAGTTGATGTTCGCCCTACATGGACAAAGTGGACGCAGCACGTGTTGACTATTCTGTTTCTCGTGATTGCGCCGATAGCAACGGGATGGGCGGTTGGCAGTTCCGCCATGCAGTGGGTTGGCTTTGTTTTCGGAATGTTAACAATGTTCGCTGTCGCATTAGCAAAAAATAACAAGCACACTCACAAGCAATTCGTTTCCGCCGTACTCGACCTGCAAATCGCCGCACGTTCTCATGGGCGTCCTGACCCTGTTGAAGCTTGCCGCCTCGGCAACAACATGAACACTGTGGAACCTGTAGAGAATAATCATGCCGACTGAAATCATCAACGGACCAATCCGCGAGGGCTGCTTTGTGCGGCTGCGGAATGGGGAGGAAGTCGGGCCAATTAAACGCAGCGGGCAAGCTCCTTGGATATGGGGACCTTATAAAGGATGTGAGATATGGCGCGAAGATGGAAAGTGCGCAGATACAGACCATTTTTCTGACATCATCGAAGTCCTGCCCGCCCCAGTCACCTCCCCGTCTGAACCATCCTATGAGCAGCGCTTGTGGGATGACGTGGCGAAGAATCATTGGAACTCAAAGGGCGCATTCCCAGACTGGATACAACGCGCATTTGATGCTGCTGACCTCTTCATGGCGGAACGGGCGAAGAGGATGAAGCCATGACTGACGCAATCCCGCAATGGGCGATGGAGGAAGTTGAGAAAACGCTCCTTAAATATTGGGCCTCTCAAAAAGAGTTAGTGCCTACACCCGCTCGTATTTGGTTCGCCCGCGCCCTTGTCGCCGCCGTCGCGCGCGAACGGGAGGAATGCGCGAAGGTGGCGGAACTAGAAGACAAGTCGATAATGAGTTCAACACTTCTTGATATTCAGGCGCGATCTATAGCCACCGCCATCCGCAGGAGGGGTGAATGACCCGCGAAGCAATCCCCGCAGAAAAACTACGTAAAGCTGTTGACTGGTGGAAGACCGCTAGCCCGGCTGAACGTGAAGCTATGCACAAAGCGCAGCGTGAAAGCTTCGCTCGCGCCTTTGCGCCTTGCGAACATGGCGTTGCTGATTGGGAAGATTGTCCTAAATGCAGGAGTACGAAATGACCGACCTTACTGAAATTTTCGCTCGCGACCCTCTCTCCTACACCAAAGAAAACGGCGAACTCGTCGCCATCATAGCCGAAATGCGGGCCAAGCGCGCCCAATTCAACATGGGGAACCTCAATGCCGGAAGCACCAAACTCCCAACCGCAAAGCAACAGCAAATCCTCTCCCTCAAAGACAGTCTCAAACTCGACCTTGATCTTTGACTCGGAGCTTACTTGCTCCCTATGTCCGTTCTGCGCTGAGAACCCAACAGCGCTGACAGAACATCAAGTCGGTCTAAACAAATACTATCGTGTAGCTTGCGGCAACTGCAAAGCATCTGGCCCCCGAGCAAAGGAACCTAACCATGCTGTCATCCTCTGGAACATTCGTAAATAAATCTTTCGACGCCAGCGGAGCGCAATACGTATGGGATGCTACGTCTCTTACTCTCGCTCAAACTTGCCTTCGCAAATATCAATATAAAATGCTCGAAGGTTGGTACGGCACTGCCGAGTCCTTCCATCTCACTTTCGGAAAACATTATGCCACAGCCCTCGAGCATTACTACAAGCACATCGCTCTTGGCGTGACCTTGGACGAGGCCCTTTCCCTCGTCGTGCATGAAGCCCTTATAATAACGTGGACGCCTGAAGGCCCGTGGCTTTCCCCGGACTCCGCAAAAACTCGTGAGAACTTGATCCGTTCCATAATCTGGTATGTCGAGCAGTTCGGGCGCGAGAAGATTTCCGTAGTCCATCTTTCCGATGGCAAGCCCGCCGTAGAGCTTTCATTCTCCTTCAACGTCGATAATGGCTACGTCCTCGCCGGCCACCTCGACCGCCTCGTTGAATACTCTGGTGACGTTTATGTCATGGACCAGAAGACCACGAAGTCCGCACTCGCGCAAAACTATTTCAACGGCTTCAACCCAGACATTCAAATGTCTACCTACACATTTGCCGGACAGGCAATCTTTAATCTTCCTGTTCGTGGAGTCATAATCGATGCAGCGCAGATCGCCGTGGGCTTTACACGCTTTGAACGTGGCTTTACGTTCCGCACAAAGTCACAGCTTAACGAGTGGTATGACGAGACCATGGGCTTGATCGAGTCCACGCGCCAGCATACACTGGATAAATATTTTCCCATGAACCGTACTGCTTGTGGAAATTATGGCGGATGCGAGTTTCGCCGCATATGCAGTCGCTCGTCCGAAGTTCGGGAGAATTTCCTCGCGGCAGATTTTGTGAAGGGCCCATCGTGGGACCCTCTGGACAGGAGATAACAATGCCTTCCCTCAATGAACTCAAAAACGACAACGTTATCAAGCTTCTCTACATCGGAGACAGTGGCAGCGGCAAGACCGGGTCTCTGACTTCCCTCATAGCCGCCGGGTACAAACTCCGCATCCTCGACTATGACCGGGGCATTGACACACTCGCGGCCTATGTACGCAAGGAATGCCCCGACAAGATTGGTAACGTAGGTTACGTCACGCTGCGGGACAAGATGAAAACCGCGCCAAGCGGTCTGTATGGCGGCGCCATAGGCCCTGTCATTGCCGGAGCTCCTCGCGCCTTCACTGACGGCCTCAAATACATGGCCGAATGGGAAGACAAAACCATTCCTTCCACTTGGGGACCGGAGTATATCTTCGTCCTTGACTCTCTTTCTGCATACTCTCGCGCGGCCTACGCATGGGCGCAAGGCATGAACCCGACGGCAAAAGACCCTCGCCAATGGTATGCCACCGCGCAGAAAGGCGTCGAGGACACAATCGCCCTCCTTACTTCCGAGGAGTTTCACGCCAATGTCATCGTGATCTCTCACGTTAATTACAAGGAGATTGTCGAAGGTGTGACGAAAGGCTACCCCAACGCCGTGGGCACCGCCCTTGGCCCGATCCTCGCCCGCTACTTTAACACTCTTGTAATGGCCGAGTCCTCGGGCGTTGGTAAGAACGTGAAACGCAAAATCAAGACCGTGCCCACTGGCATTGTCGACCTGAAATCTCCCATCACATTTAAACTTGATGCGGAGCTTCCCCTCGAAACAGGAATGGCTGACCTGTTCCGTATGCTCAAAGAAGCCATTTAAGGAAACCCTCACCATGACACTTGATTTCAAATCTATCGCCAATACCAAACTCGCAGATGTTGAACGCCCACCTCTCCCGCCTGTTGGCACCTACCTTTGGTCAATCACGAAAGTGCCTTCGATCGAGACCCTCAAAGGCGACGCTTGGGACGTTGTGGACTTTCAGCTGAAAGCGCTCGCTCCGACTGAAGACGTTGACGCTGACGCGCTCGCGGCCTACGGTGACGTGAGCAAAATCATGCAGCGCCACCGCTTCATGTTCAACAAGAACGACAAGACGGAATTCGAGCGCACGCTGTTTAACCTCCGCCGTTTCTGTGAAGTCACAGTCGGCTCGGCGACTCCGGAAATGTCCGTCACCGAGGCCCTGAACTCCACCGTCAACGGACAAATCCTCGGCACGATTGTCTGGAAGTCAGACAAGAATGACGCGGAAATCTTCCACGCAAATATCGGCCGAACAGCGCCGGTGGAGTAAGCTAACGTTGGGGGAGTGTAAAAGCTCCCCCAATCCCCTTTAACAATGGAGCAAGCTATGTCCACTGATCTTTATCTTCTCTGGAGCACTCGCTATCACGGCTGGGCCTCGGCCCGTGGCGGCTACACCACTGAGCAAAAAGACGCCCACAAATACACCTATGACGAGGCCCTCTTTCGGTGCAAGAAGCACTACGACCGAAAAGCCTACGGCCTCATTCCCGTATCCACACTCATGCTTGAGGAAATTACGAAATGACCTCAGGCCAGTTCACCTCGTTCCCCGTAGCTTCCATTTGGGTAGACCGCGCCACCCGACAGCGCAAGACCCTTCTGAAAATCGAAGATCTTGCCAAGTCAATCGCCGATAACGGTCTCATCCATCCACCCGTCATTAAGCGTGACGGAGAACTCATAGTCGGCGAACGCAGATGGACGGCCATCAAACTTCTTGGCTGGACCCACATGCCAGTGCAGTTCGTCGATGAACTATCCGAGATCGAACTCCACGCGATCGAGCTTGAAGAAAACGTCTCTCGTGTGGACTTACCGTGGCAAGAGCAGTGCCTTGCCGTTGAACAATACCACAAGCTTCGCCTCGCCCAAGACCCTAAGTGGACTTCCGTTCGCACTGGCGAAGCCCTCAATATGACGCAGCAAGAAGTCAGCCAGCGGCGGCAAGTCGCCGAAGAGATCATCGCCGGAAACGCTACCGTAATCAACGCTCCGCTCTACTCCACCGCTCGCGGTATCGTCACACGAAGCATGGAGCGTAAAAAGGCCACCGCAATCGATACAGCTATCGCCGCGTCAATCGCCCCTGATGCGCCAGTTATAATGGAAAAAATTCCGCCTCTTCTCCATGGAGATTTTCTTGAGTGGTCGAAATCCTTCTCTGGAATTCCTTTTAATTTCATCCATTGCGACTTTCCGTACGGCGTTGCCATGCACAAGTCTGACCAAGGCGGCGGCTCTGCGTTTGGCACCTACGAAGACTCGCCGGAGACTTACTGGCAGCTTCTTCGAGGGCTCAAGCTCGCGATGGACAACGTAGTCTCCGAGTCCGCCCATCTCATGTTCTGGTTTTCGATGGACTTTTACGCGGAGACAAAGCAAGCCTTGACCGAAATGGGCTGGCGCGTCAACCCGTTCCCTTTGATCTGGACCAAATCTGATAACATTGGCATTCTTCCTGACGCTTCCCGAGGCCCTCGCCGTATTTACGAGACTGCATTTTTCGCCTCGCGCGGGGACCGTCTAATCGTAAACGCAGTGTCCAATGTGAAGGCCGCGCCTGGTGGGGGCAAATCCATTCACTCAAACGAAAAACCCGTTGAAATGCTTCAACACTTTATGAGGATGTTTGTCGATGAATATTCTTTGGTCTTGGACCCCACATGCGGCAGCGGAAACAGCATCAAGGCTGCAGAAAACCTTGGAGCAAATACGCTCCTCGGTATCGAAAGAGACGAAACCTTCTTCAACCTCGCAAAGGAAGCCTACTATGCCAACATTCCCGCACTCTGACTATAATTTTTTGATGGAAAATACTTTTACCAAAATGCGTGAACTTGGGAAAAAGAAGGGTGGAGAATACTCCGGCGACGACGACCGGCTTGCAAACTTCCGACACAACGCAGAGACGCTCGGCGTTCCCATGGAGACCGTATGGGCTGTTTACGCGGCCAAGCATTGGGATGCCTTAATGCAATATATCAAAGACGAACGTGTCGGGAAGCGTCGTGACCGCATGGAGCCCATTTCCGGTCGTGTAGATGATCTGCTTGTCTATCTCATGCTGTTCAAAGCGATGCTGCAAGAACGGGAATTGGATATGGCTAATCAACACCGTGGATAAACCATATCATGCCTGACATACTTCTACTCGCCGAGGCTTGGACACAAGAGGACATGCACGAAGGAACATTGTTCTCAAGTGCCTCTGGCTTTCTATTCCGCAACATGCTTAAGCAAGTGGGGATCGATTTCAAATCATGCCACTCCACCGCCGTGTTTGCCTTTGTATGCAATGATGTGCAGACATTAGCCGGTTTCAAGGCTGAAGGCATTCCCGGTCGTGTAAGCGTGGGAAAAGGAAAGTATATCAACAAAAAATATCTCCCCGAACTCGAACGCCTCTACCGTGAGATTGACGAAATAAAGCCAAACATCATAATCACTCTTGGCCCCGCCGCTTCATGGGCCATGCTTAACACCACCGGCGTGAAGCAAATTCGAGGCGCCGTAGTTCAAGGAAGAAACAATGTCAAAGTCCTCCCTACCTGGGGTCCTTCGGCTGTGGCTCGCGATTATACTTTACGTCCTATTGTTGTTAGTGATCTTGACAAGGCTCGAGCAGCGTCAAGCGACAGCATTTACCGAAAGCCCCAACGCTTCATTCACATCGAGCCCACTCTCCAAGACCTCATCACCTTCGAATACCAACACATTCGCCCTTCGCCAAAACTCTCCATCGACATTGAGACCCGTCAAAACCAAATTACTTGTATTGGCTTTGCGCCGACGAATGACAGATGCTTGGTGGTTCCAATATACAACCCCAAATCCAGTGATGGAAATTACTGGCGCACCCTCGAAGAAGAAATGAAAGCATGGGCCTGGATTAGTCGCATGTGTGGCTTGCAGAAGCAGCTCATATTCCAGAACGGTCTCTACGACATGCACTTTCTATGGAAGCAGTATGGGATACCGTGCCCACACGCCACTGATGACACGATGCTTTTGCATCATGCGTTGCAGCCGGAGATGGAAAAGAGTCTTGGCTTCCTCGCATCCATCTATACTCAAGAAGCTCCATGGAAATTCATGCGAAGCAAGCACGAGACTATTAAAAAGGAAGACTGATATGATCTATGTCGCATCCCCTTTTTCCCACGAGGACCCGTTAATCCAGAAGACTCGCTTTCTCCTCGCCGAGTCCTTCGTCATTCACATGGTTAAACAGGAAAACCTCATCGTCTTTTCCCCCATCGTCTACGGCTACCGCATGGCGCAGGAAAACAACCTCCCTGGCGACGCAGATTTCTGGTCCACGTTCAACTTGAACCTCCTTCGCCGGTGTGACACTCTATTTAACCTTCAGCTCAAAGGTTGGCAGGAGTCCAAGGGCGTTCAACTCGAACTTAACGTCGCCAAGATACTCCGTATCCCTACGGTCCATTTTAACGCAGACTTCACGGAAATTAATCCCGAACTTGAAGCGCCTTCTGATGCGTATAATTGATACCAGCACGATAACCCGCGACACACAGCTCACTCGGAATGAAACCGATTGGGTTTACAACGGCTTGGATTGCTGTGTTACGCTGGAAATTCGAGATGAGCTTACAAAGCATGTTGATAACGTATCAGGCAATACCTATGCGTTTTCTTTGGCCTTGCAAGCCCCTATTCTCGAAATGTCCACGCGCGGACTCCGAGTCAATCTTCGCCGCCGCAGCGAAGTGCTCGCCAAATACAAAAAACAAATTCGCCAGCTTTCCGACCAGCTTACCGAAATCGTCCGTGACGGAATAGGAATGCCGGTAGTTAATGACTTCGAGAAGAACAAACTCTGGTGGCGCTCACCTACGCAAGTGAAGACTCTTCTCTACGAAGTGATGGGCCTACCAGTCCAGAAGAAGCGCAATCAAAACGGCATGATGATGCCCTCGACCGATCGTACGTCGCTGGAAAAACTTTCCATCTACTACATCGCCGAGCCAGTAATCGCCCATCTTCTAATCCTCCGCGACATTGAAAAGAAACGTTCGTGGCTGGAAACCGAGATCGATCCTGACAACCGAATGCGAACAAATTTCAACATCGCAGGGACAAACACGGGCCGACTTTCATCTTCCCTTTCCGACTTCGGCACAGGCGGTAATCTCCAAAACATTGACCGCGATCTCCGATCTGTGTTTGTCGCTGATGAAGGAATGAAGTTTGGAAACCTTGACCTTGAGCAAGCGGACAGCCGTAATCTCGGAGCCCTCTGTTGGGAGAATTTTCTTGAAGAATTTGGCGAGAAGTTTGCGGGCGGGTATCTTAACCTATGCGAGTCTGGCGACCTTCACACCCAGGTCTCACGCATGGCTCGACCAACTCTTCCATGGACGGATGACGCTAAGGCCAACCGAGCCATAGCGGACCAGCTTTACTACCGTAACTATTCCTACCGAGACCTTGATAAACGGCTCGGGCACGGAAGCAATTACCTTGGAATGCCCCAGACTATGGCTAAGCACGCCAAAGTCCCTGTCGCCGAAGTCAAAACGTTCCAGCAAAATTACTTCTCCGCTCTCCCCTGCATCCCACAATATCACAAATACGTTCGACAAGAAATCAAAGACCATGCTTCTCTTACCACTCTTTTTAACCGACGTAGGTTTTTCTTCGGTCGCCACAATGACGAGTCTACCATCCGCGAAGCAGTAGCCTATTCCCCTCAATCCATGACAGCAGAAGAAATTAACATCGGCCTTCTCAACCTTTACCGTGCAAACAAAGTTCAGCTTTTAGTCCAAGTTCACGACAGCGTTCTTTTCCAATATCCCGAAGAACTTGAAGACATCATCATACCTTGGGCACTTAAGATATTACGAGTTCCTTTGATCCTCAAACATGATCGAGAATTTATTGTGCCTACGGAGGCCAAGGTTGGTTGGAATTGGGGAGACAAAAGCGTTGAAAATCCTGACGGCCTGATTAAATACAAAGGCCATGATGATCGACGTCGCACGGATTTAAACTGGAAATTTTCAATTCGGGGAATGTAGTGCGAAAGCTTTCATCATGGATAGACGGCTTCACGGAATATACTGAGAAGTCCGGATCGCCGTTACTCTTTCGCCGTTGGACAGGTATATTCACTGTCATGTCTGCGCTTGAGCGGAAAGTTGCGATAGTCACCAACAAAGGCACTCTTTATCCAAGTCTCTACGTGATCCTTGTAGGACCTGCGGGTGCCGGCAAAACCATAGCTGCATCGGTTGCATACGACTTTCTTACCAAGCTCGACTCTCACCACATTGCCCCATCTTCCGTAACCAAAGCCTCAATGATGGATGAACTTAACGAAGCCAAACGAACAATCATCCGCCCTCAAGACAATCCATCTGTAGTTAATTTCAATTCTCTCACTATCATTGCAAACGAGTTTGGTGTTCTCGTACCCGCCTACGATAACGAGTTCATAAACGTTCTCACAGACATTTATGATTGCAAGCGCTATTCCGAACGCCGTCGCACCGGAGATAGAAAATTTTCCATGGCCGCTCCGCAGATGAACATTCTCGCGGCGACCACTCCATCATATTTAAATAACCTCATGCCCGAAGGCGCTTGGGATCAGGGCTTTATATCTCGTACAATGCTCATCTATTCCGGCCACGGTGAATATGTAGATTTATTCGACGCCATTGAGCCAAACGTTCCGCTTTATGAAGCACTACTAAAAGACCTCACTGAGATAGGCGATTTGTTCGGGAATGTTAAATTCTCAGACGAGGCCGTTGCTGCATTCCGCGCTTGGGCCGCTTCGAAGTTTGCTCCTGAACCCGAGCATCCAAAACTTATCCACTATAATTCCCGCCGCCAACAACATCTGCTTAAGCTTTGCATAGCCGCTTGCGTAAGCACAAGTAACGATCTGATTGTCACTGTGGATCATTTCGCTGAAGCCCTTGACTGGCTAATCGAAACTGAAGCCGCCATGCCGGATATATTCAAAGCCATGTCAATGGGCGGTAGTACTCGTGTCATCGACGAGGTTTGGTATTATGCCTATACCGAGTGGATGAAAAAGAAAAAGCCCATCCCCGAAGCAATCCTCATTGAGTTCATATCTCAGCGCGCTCCGACACACGAGGTGGCGAAGATACTTGAGGTGATGACGAAAGCTGGCATTTTCAAATTACAGCATGTGGCAGCGATAGGGGTTTGTTATGAACCACGGCCGAGGAAATAATTGAATAGTATAGTTATCCGGCCTTCGCTCATCGCCCCGCCCTCAATTGGTCAACCTTCTCCTCAATGCGAATGAGCCGGTCGCCGACATCATCGAGCTTGTCCAGCTTGCGCTCATGGCGGCTGATCGATCCTTCCAGCGCCTCGACTCGCCCGATCACGGCATAATAGCCGCCGATCAGCCCGGCGGCGATCATGCCGATTTGAATGATGTTCGAAGGCGTCATCTTGTTCTCAAATTGAAAGGCCATTTAATTCAGCCTCGCGCATTCGCTTGGCGTCCAGACTTTCGCGCCGCACAGGCCCGCATTGTGCTCATCGATGCGCTCCTGATCCTCCGGGGTCGCGCCCTTGACGCCGATCATGCCTGTGCCCTCAACCGCCCGCACGAGGCCGGTGAGTTTTGGCGTCTTCGCAGCGATTTGCGGCGAAGTTCCACATCCCGTCAGAACCAATGCAATAGCGCCGCAGGGCACGAGTTTTTTCAGCAGCATTTGAGATTTCCCCTATTGCCAGTTCCGTTTGCTCATTCAGCCGCACAGCCGCCCGCACAGCGCCGTTTCTGTTCCCGTGGCTCCACACACCAGCCAAGGCCGCCGCGCCCAGCACAGCCGCCAAGGCGAGGCGCAGATAAGGATTTGCGAGGCTAAGCATTCTCTAGCGTCCTTTGCTGCGCCCGCCGCCGCAGCCGCTCGCGCACGATCCAGACAATCCCCGCCACACCCAGCGCCAACAGGCCATAGCGGACAGGCGCGGGCAGGCTCATCAAAGTGTTGACAATGCTGGTGAGAAGCGCCGCCGCAGCGCCCCAGATCGTCGTCATCTTCATGATCGGCTTGTCGAGGTCCGGTATGCCCGCCGGGTCGCTCCAGTCCGCTTTCGGCTGCGCCGGAACAGGAACCGGACGCGGCGCAGGCGGCGGCATGGCATTGTCCTGTTTGACCGTCAGCGGCGCAGGCGCGGCGGCCTGCCTGTACCAGACGCCCTTGATGTTGGCGGGGCGCAGACCGCGCGCCTGCGCCCATGGAATGACATCAAAGCAGGGACAGGCCTTGATGTGCTCAAACGGCTCAATGATGCCGTCGCCGTCTTTGTCAGGCGACAGGTCCCGGTGGCCGCAAACGCCCGCCTTCGGATATTTGAGCTGAAGTTTTTTCAACAGCGCTTCAAGCGCGATGAGCTGCGCCGGCGTGGCGTTGTTCTCCGGCTTGCCCGCCGCATTGACGCCGCCAACCATGGAAACGCCAATGGAGTTTGAATTGTGGCCTTGCACATGCGCGCCGATCTCGTCTTCAGCGCGCCCCGCCTCGACCTTGCCATTGCGCCGGATGACATAGTGGTAGCCAATATCGCTGAACCCCCGCGCCAGATGCATGACGCGCACTTCCTTGACGCCAATATCGGCGCTGGGCGGCGTTGCCGTGACATGCACGACCAGCAATGTTGTTTCTTTGCGCTTGCCCATCAGTGCAGCTCCCAATCGTTCGCCGCTTGGTCTGCGGCGCTGGGCGCGTAGTCGCTCAGCGAGCCATCGACCGGATCGTTGATCTGCGGCCCCTGATTGACCCTGTGCATCCGCAGCCGCACGCCGAGCGGCCACGCGCTGCGCCGCGCTGTCAAAATGCCGTCCGACAGAACTGTGGACATTTGTGTGTAGCTCAAACTTGTCTGTGCCATTTTCTTCTCCTAGTAAGCGAACACGCTGGTGACCGCGTTATATTCTTCAGTCAAAAGCGCCGCATTGGCCGGGCGAAACAAGTCAACGCCATGGAAAAGCGTAAGCCGCGCAAGATCGAAATCCGCCCCTTGCAGCGACGTGCCTCGCGTGCCCACCTGCCATTGCCCCGCCGTAAAGCCGTTCACGTCAATCGGCGTGGCAACCGCCCGCGCCTTCGGCACGCCGTCAATCGCCATCCGGAACCCGTCAACCGTGTTGTAGCCGATGACGAAATGGTGCCACAGGCTGTCCAGATCTGTAGCGGTCTGCTCCTGCCAGCGGGTCGCACCGGTGTTGCCGTTCAAGATGCGGGCATATTGCAGCGCTCCTGAATTGGTGATTGCCAGCGCGAAATCATTCGTCGCCGTCGCGTGAATGAGCGGGCTGATAATCCAGTTTGTCACGTTCGTCGCCTCAACGCGGAGAAGCATCGAAATGCTCATTTCGCTGATAGTGTGCGCCATCGCAGCTGGATTGACCGGCAGCAAGGATTGATCCTCGCCGCCGCTGTCCCGGAAGCGTATGGCGGCATGGCCGTTAATCCCGGCAACGCCCGTCAGCAAGGTTGGCGAGCGCGAGGCGATGGGCGCGGTCAAGTAGTTTGCCGGTTCCATCCGCTCATGCAGCCGCCGCACGCCGCCCGATATGCGGCAGAAATCCGGCTGCGCTGGCAGCGCCGGGAACCCATTGGCCGTGTCAACCCCATAGTCCGACACGCCGCCCGACGCGGCAAAATTCTTGTAGTGCCACAGCGCATGTTTGACATCGAGCGCGTCTTGAACAAACGAAACGGAGCCGCTGGCGCTGGAAAGATCAGTCTGTTGTACGGTCATTAGAACGCCTTTCTGAACGGGTCGAGCCAGAAGTAGATTTGCTGGCCGCTGTCGATGGGTGAGGTGAAGCCGTTTGTGCGGCGGCATTGGCCGCGCGCCTGTTCGTTCTGCGTGCCCGCGCCTGCGGCGACATAGCCAAATTCGGCATAACCGAGCTGGCCCGCACCTGTGCCCGGCGTCAGCGTGATGAGATAGGCGTTGCCGCCGCCTGCCACCGCAACAGAGGCGATATTGTTCGTGCCGCCCGGCCCGCCGACGAGATAGCGCCAGCCGTTGATTGTTCCGGGCCTGTTGGAAATCGACACAGTGTCGATCATGGCCGGGTTGCCAGCGGCAAAGCCGCCGATCACCGGCACGGTGATAACGTCGCCGGTGCGAGTGAAATCAGGATGGTTGTAATCCACTCGGAAGGTCTTTTCCGGCCGCCCCAGCGTCTGCCACGCCAACAGCTTTTGCGCGACAAACCCGGCATAGGCATGACCGGGAGGTATCTGGTGCAGCCCGTCCGCAACGCCTGCCGTCCAGCCGAACCCGTCAACGGCCAAGCCGCCATAGTCCGCGCCCATCGCATAATAGCCAATCCCTGCCGCGTCCGCCTGCCGCACGGCTTCATATTGGTGCCATGCCTGCGCGCCGGTCGGGTGCAACTCGTCAAATTTTGTCGCGCTGTACCAGCCGAGATAGGCCGGATTGGAGGGCTGGCCCGTGTAGAGATTATGGCCGAACGTCTGAAGGTCCGCATTGACCTCGGCGATGATCTGCTGAATGAGCGCGGGTGTTGCCGCGTCGTTCGCGCCATTGGCCGAAAACCACAGCGCCACATGCGAGAGATAAACACCCCAGCCTCGCGCCGCCGCCTGATTTTTCCATGCCAGCATCGCTTGGTCAAAGTCGGCGCGCAGCGTCCAGTCGCGGCCAATGTCGCCGCCCGCTGTGGGGATGATGCGATAGACGGACGAGGGCGGCGTGCGCAGCGCCGAATTGGGACCGATGCCGCCAAGACCGAGCCGCGTGAAGCCCTTCGGCGCCATGGCTGGCAAGATCGGCGCGGCCTCGTAATATTCCTCGGACAGCGCAATCTCAATCCGCCCGTCGCCATGGATATAGCCCGTTGGCAGGAAGTTGTAGGCGCTCTGCAAGTCGGTTATTTCCGCCGCCAGCACCTGTTGCGCATAGTCCAAGTTATTGCGCGTGCAGCCCGCCGCCACATCGGGCCGCGTGCCCGCCTTGCTGTTGGACAGCATGAGAAAATTCGGATGCGCCGGCGTGCGGTAGCGCGCATAGGCCGCCGAGCCAGCCGGATAGGTCATCCCGTCCGACTGGTGCATCGACAGGGTGACGGCAAGAATTTTGCTTTGCGCCCGCGTGATGATCGGGTGCGAATTCGGGTTGCGCCCGTACCTGTCCGAATTGATGAGAAACGGCGTCGAAAGACCGCGACCCGGCGCATTGGTCACAACCAAGTGAATGTCCGGCCAGGACGGCACGGGCCAGACGCCTTGGCAGCCGGACAGAACCAGATCGCGGTTTCCCGCAGACGGCCCCATGGTGAAGGCTTTGCCCAAGGCCGCGTCAAAGCCCATTTGCACGCCCATCGGCGCATCAACCTGCGCCGGGCCGACGCCGCCAAGATAGACTTCCTTGCCAGTGGCATAGGTGACCGAAATCAGCTTGCCATTGGCGCTGACCTTGATCGAATTCAGCTCTTCCGTGTAGTCCGCATTCGGCGCGCGGCAATAGACCGCGCGTTCATGGAAAACCGGAAGCCCGCGCGACGGCGCAGTGTAATCATCCTGCTCGCCAGTCGCATAAACGATGCGCTCGATCTTCGGCGTCGAGCCGTCAATGCCGAGCTTGATATATTGGATTGGCTGGATGAAATCCGCGTTCGGCGCGCGGCACGGCAGAAAGCCCGCCGCCTGCCCTGAAACGATGGCCGCCGACGCCGCCGCCTCAACGGCAAACCCGCCCGACGCGGTGCGGTCAATGCCGGTCTGCACCCGGTCTGCCGCCGTTGCCGCCGCGTCCGCATCCGCCAGCAGCCGGTCGGCATGAGCGGCGGCGGCGTCAAGAGCAGACTGTATGATGAGCGGGAGTCGCTCCTCAAACAACGCCAGCGCTTCAACATTATTCTCCGTCGAAACGTTGAACTCGGCTATAACTGTTTCAAGCGTCATGTCTGCCTCATGCGATCAGGTTCGTGCCGGTCAGGAACGGCGCGCCGTTGATGGCGGCTGTGGCGAAGTTCCTGAAAACATTGCCGTCAACAAAATCGCGGCCCACCAGCGCGGCGCGCCGGTAGGAATAATTGCCGCCTTCGCAGACATTGCCGGTCACTGCGATCCGGTCTGCCAGCGAGGCCACGCCGCCGTCGAGAATGTCGATCACCGGGGCATCGGTGTTTTCCGAGTTGAAAGCGTTGCCGGAAATAGCCGAATTCAGGATGGTTTTCGGCGATGTCAGCGCCACTGTCAGCGCCGTGGCGCGCGTCCACACATTGTTGTCGGCAACGATCATGTTGGAAATATTCGTGCCGAAGGCCCCCGCCTCGACATAGAGGCCCGCCGGGCTGGTGTTGCCGTTCGATCCAGCATCGGTCATGCGCAGCGTGTTGCTTTCAATGCGCAGGCCGTCGAGATTGCCCGAGATCTTGCGGTTCGAGACAAACATTCCTAGAATGCCGGTCCCCAATGTGTCGCGCAGATCATTGCCGTCGAGCACCTGAAAATCTTCCGGCATCCGCGTGAATGGCTGAATCAGAAAGCCGGTCGCATCGCGCGCGCCTGCGCCCGCCGTCAGCGAGCCAAGCCCGCGCAGCTTGTTGTTGCGGAAGGTGATGTTGGCCCCTTGGCTGACATAGCCCTCATTATTGCCGCCGGCCGCACGGAAGCGGTTGGCCATTTCGGCAAAATTGTTCTCGAAAACAATGTCGCGGCAGTTCGGGTGCGCGTCCATAAACGCTTGGCGGCAGCCATGGCCGCTATTGTCTTTGGCCAGCCCCATGGAGACGATGCCGCCCGTGCCGCCGACCGTGACGCCGTGCCGCACATCGCGGTATTTGTTGCCGTCAACGATCCAGTCTTCCGAAGTCTGGACAATGCCGTCGCCATAGCCCGCGCCGTTTTGGGCGGCATGTTCGACAACGGCGTTGGAAACGCGGAAATTGGCGCAGTCATACCAGACGCGCGCCGCATACTGGACATTGGAGATCGAGCCGCCTTCCCAGCGCAGATCGTCGCACAGTTCGCCCCGGAAGAAATAGGTGTTGTCCAGATCAATGCCGGAGCGGAAGGCCGAGACATTGTGGAAGCGGTTGCCGCGCCGCAGGTCCGGCGCATAGGCCATGCAGTCGGCGGCAGGGATGGTGAAGGCGGACGGATAGAATTTCTCCAGCCTTATCTGCGTGGGCGAAACCACGTCGCGCACCGTGCCCCACCAGCCATTGAAAAGCTGATCGACGGCAAACCCGTCATTGCGCGTCAAGATGAACAAAGCCGGGCCAACGGCAAAACCCGCCGTCTGCGTTGTGTTGAAGACAAGCGTCGTCGGATTGGTGATCGAGGCGATTGTGCCGACAACCGCATTGATCGAGGCAATTTGTCCCGGCGCAAACCTTGTTGTGTCCGGCACGGTCAAGGTTAGCGACACGCCGGGATTGATGGCCGCCACCGACGCCTGCCAGCCGCATTGCTGTTTGAACAGGAGGCGCGTCCCGCGCGCCCAATTGGCGGTGGAGCCGACAGTGACGGTCTCAACGCTTTTGCTCAAAGCCGTGGCAACCGCCGTTCCCGCGCCGAGCGAGCCAAGGCACGAAAGCGGATAGACATTGGCCGCCGCATTGGAAATGTCGAAGCTGACATTCTCCATGATGAGGCCGGAAGGCACCTGCGCAGCTGTGTCGAGCCGGTAAACGCCATTCTGCCCGTCGAGATAATCACCGGGCGAAAGCGCGGCCATGCCCGCCGTCAAAGCCGCCGCTTGGTCAGCAGCCGAGCCTTCCGCCGCGCCAATGCCAAGTAGGGTCTTGCGCTTGCGCAGAAAGGCTGGCGCGCCTGTGAGATAGCGCGCATCTTGCGCGTCCTGGTTAAAATTTGCCAGAAACCCCGCCGCCAGATTGTAAAGCGCCAGCGTCTGCGCCAGATAGGCCGACGCCTGCAAGGCATAGAGCTGCGCATTGCCGATGTCGGCAGCCGAGAATACTCCGCCTTCTTCTCCTAACGGAGCTTTGTGCGCCCGTGTGGCATCAACTTTCAGCTGTTGGATTTGCATTTCCAACAAATCCAACTGGTTCATTAGAGTTATTGGAAAGAAACCGGACTGGTTAGTTATCTCCAAATCCTGCGTATACGGAACAAGTCGAGTAATGAATAGGTCAAACCCACTCGCCAAAGGAAAGCCCAAAGGCTCATAGTTAATGTTTCCATTATCCGGCAATCCTGATACGGTATACGTTCCAGGAGTCAGCAATGTCATCACTTTGGTAGAAATATTCTGCACAAAGATATGCAAATGCGCTTCATCAAACACGGTAAACGTGAAAGGAAAATTTGTCGTCAGACCATTCCCACTGTAACGAATGGGATTATAATTATCAGCTAAAGTCATTGACGAGTTTCCTTAACAGGAATAGCGTTTTCGATAGCGTCGAAGAGACGAGAAATAAAAGTCATGTTTTGCAAAGGCAAAAGTAACCGCACATCATGCACAGTAGACTTTGTTGGATCATGAATGCCTGCAAAAATATCAGCGCTAGTTTTCAGCGCATCGAAGGAAGGACCGAGAAGAGCTTCGACTAGATTATCTCCTCCGCGGGTCGTGGTGCGCTGTCCGCTGAGTGTTACTAAGTTGGCCGTCGCAGGGATACGAGAAAACAAATCCTGTCCGAGCCCGAAAGCACCTGAAATGCCGGACAGTGCAAACGCTTGATCGGCCCACTCATTCATGTCGGCATTACGCATTTGTTCCTCAGCAGTACCGCCTTTAGCGACTGATCTAAGATAATACGAAAGCGCGCCCAAGGCAAGTGAAAAAGTGACGCCGGTTACAAAAGCCATATCACGCTGCTGAAGTCCGGCCATCAAGGTTTTTTGTGTTGACGAGAAAGCAAAACTTTTAAACTGCCCAAGCAGTTTACCCATCATAGTGCGATCCATCCACAAAGGACGCTCGACGCCGGGGGTTATAATAGAGATGTTTGCTTCGCGAGCAACGGCTTGGCGAAATGCTTCCACCGTGCGCTGATTAGTCCAGTCTTCCGTATTCGGTAACCATACTCCATCAATCTTTCCGCCACCGCCTTTTTGAACTTCCCGCCAAATATCTGCAGCTATGTTAGCGTCAATGCCATTAGAAGCAAGAAAGTCAATAGACTCTCGTAGGAATTTATTGGCAGTTCCGGCGGCCACTTTTTCCAACGCTTGTGGATCACCAACGACTTCCGCCACTGAGTCGAGCAACTTCGCATTAGACACTGCGGATGAAATTTGTTTCATTCCATCAGTCCAGTAGTTAAACAACGCGACTATGCCATGGCGAGAAGAAGCATACTCTACCGCCCGCTCAAACTTTGATCCGCGTCCAAGATCATCAGTAATGTCGAGCAACGCATGGGCACGAGCGTTCGTCAACGCGTCAATGGCGACAGAGGCTCGGCGAGCCTCCTTCATGCCCATCTTAAACCCCTTCAAATTAGTTACCATGGGAAGATAACCATCTTTGAAAGTGCGCGTCAAGCCGTATCGCATCACCGGGCGGGCTATGTCTGGGATCGAGGATAAAACCACTCCGCCCATGTAGCGAAGCACGTTCAGATGTCCAACTGTCTTTGCCATTCTGTAACCCATGCCATTAGGATCAGACGGCAAGCCCCACTGATGCCGAAGACGTTTCATCACGCCTTCGAGGTTCACCTTAACTCGATCATACTCATCTTGTATCCGTGCAGTTTCTTTTGCTTGCCATGCTTCATTTCGTGGTTTACCTTTTGAGTCTACGGCATTTTTCACGTCATCAAGTTTTTTATTTAACTCGTCCGTTAGTTTCACCCATTGCTCTTCCGCATTCACCGAGCCAAACTTTCGCGCCATTTCAATGTCAGGTGCCATAGTTCGCAAATGCGTGCGAATGACTTTTTCAATGTCTTTTTCAAGCCAAGGAGCCATTTCCTCTGTGGGGATAAAGCCAAGTAAACGAGGCAACGCTGAACCACGCTCACTCTGAATGATGTCTACTACAGGAAGGCGAAGTGTAGTGCCTTGCACTTTATCTTTCGTGCGTTGTGCTGCTTCACGCGCATAAGACGTAAAGTCTGCAGTTCCTTTTGAGTCATCAAGACTCCCTCCCATCTCCCGCACTTTATCACCAAAGGCACTCGCACGAACGCGATCCTTTTCCAACACCGCTGCGATCCGTTCATCGACTAACTTCGGATCGAGCTTCTTAACCGCATCACGAAGTTTCACCGAACGAACAGCACGCTTGTCGTTGATAAGTTTTGCACGTGCGAGCGCTTCGGTAAGCCCTTCCTCAACCAGCGCTCGTATCTCAACGCGATCAAGTTCTTCTGCGTGTTCAAGTATTTGACTAATCTCTGTCAAGCGTCCTGCACGTTGGGTTTGGCGAGCCTCTGCGTCAAGCAACTGCTCAGTGGCCGTTCCATCCACACCCCAAAAATCATCCTCGGTCTTTTCACCAGCAATAATTTTCGTAAGGCGCTCTTGGCCCCGATCATAAACATCTCCTGCTCGGGCAAAGTCGTCTTTGATCTTTGAGACTTCTTTATCAAAAGCTTCGTCAGACAGTGTGTCTAATTTATTGAGAAAGCGTTTACCGGCTCGAGCCACACGCATGAGCGTGTTCATACCGAGTTCTTCAATTCGTGAGATACGCTCAAGCTTTGCTTCGCGCCGAGCCTCGACCACAGCGTAGGATTTGTTCAAGTTGCTCAAGCGCCGCTTGAGCTCTCGCCGAGCAGTTTTGAATTTGATAAAAGGCTCACCGGCAGCTTCCGCCATGGCACGAGCATCAGCACCCATCTGCTTACGCGTAGCTTCATCGTGGATATTCCCGCCTTTGAGCGGACGCATAGCAGCGCGCAGAGAGGCGATTGTGTCTTCGAGTGCACTAAGATGCTCGACATTTGCATCCTCGTCCAAAGCTTTCAGCTTCGCGCCGTATTCATCGCGTAAGGCTTCGATCTCGTCCGGCCCACGTCGCATATCTGAAACTAGTTCTTTCGACTGGTTCTGCCGTTCGAGAAACTTTTGGTACATAACTGAAAACTCTTCTTGCATTTTTTCGTTATATTTCTTCGCAAGAAAATCTACAAACTTCACCGGGTCTTGTCGGATAACGCCGTGATCAAAAAGCCAGTTAACGTAACCGGCGGAAGCAGTATCGGGAAGATCATCTCCAAGTATCTTTGTTTCTTGCAATCCTTTAAGCACAGGATCGTATATATTTTTTTGTGCGGCCTTTGCGGCAGCTTTTACATGCGCGTTTTCATGCTCTCCACCGTTGGCGAGTGCCCACCAAATTTGTTCTTTAAACTCATCCCGGGAAAGCTTGTCGGCGCTCAAGGCTCCGCGGATTGTGGCTCGCATATTTGGTGCGACGGAAGGCGCAACCCCATCGAAAATATAATCTCGATAAGCTTCATCGGCTCTGGTCACATATTCAGCAAAATTACCATACCAAGTATGAACACGATTTTCGATTGTTCCACCGGGCGAAGTGGGAACGCCCAAGGCATTCCGTTCCATCTTTAGTCCGCCGTCGGACATTTCACTCATCATGCCTCGACCGATGTTAAAGTCTGACATAATGGTGTCGGTGACAGGACTGCGTGTGAGTGTGTTGCTATCCGTGACCTTAGCCAACGTCCGTGCCCCCGAAGCAAGATTTCCCGCTTCGCCCATTACGACCTCTTTCGCGCCCGCATCACCAGCACGAGATATGGCTATACCACCCGGTTGATTAACCATACCAGCCTCAAGCAACGCTTTTTCCCCTGGACGCAGCACGGCTACGGCACCGCCAAGAATACCTCCGAGCACTGTGGAAGCGCCAATTGAAAATGCAGTTTCAGCTGGCGTTCGGGTCTGCTGATTGGCTTGCAGTGGAACTTCCTGCGCAACGCCTGCGACACCGCCGAGAAGCAATGCTTCACCTACTCCACGAATACCTCGTGAAGGCCCAAGCAAAGGAAGCGCAATTGTCGGCGAAAGCAGTCCAGCTCCAACCATGGCAACAGTGCCACTCCATCCGCTTCGCGCAAGTACGTCATGTTGGCGTTCTTCAGTATCAATCTGCGCGGCGATAAAGTTTAGTTCTTCTTGGCTTTTAACTCCAATGAAATTATCTCGATAGTTTTCCCAATACTTTGTATCTTTCAAAGACTGAGTTACGTTAAAAAGCGGATCGGCTTTAAACGCGGGACGGTTCAAAAGTTCCCAAGCGTTAAGCACATCATTTTCAAGGGCAAAAGCAGCACCTATGACTTCATCTCCTGCTGGTGCTGGCTGCACGACTTCAGGAACTTTATACGGAGCGAAGCCGGTGACTTGAGTTTCTCTCGAAGGCATTACATTGCTCCCCACGGTGTAGCTTCTAGAGAAGGTTCATTTGACAGATTAGGTACTGGCACGGGTTCGAGTGCTTTTGCTTTCCCTTTAAGCTCTTCCACATCATCATAAAATTCCTGCGGAATTGGTTCGCCACGCTGCCCATAGAACATTGACGCACCTTCAAGCTTATTTTGCGCATCAATCAAATCACGTTCAACATTCCGTTTTTCAAACTCCTTAACTTCAGCGGTTTTGTCGGTAGATGTGGGTTGGAACCAACGGCGGGTTTCTTGTAGATGCGCGGTCCCGGCTTCATCGTAGACAATGACACGGTAAGAAGGCGGTACACCACCGGTTTGCCATTTTCGAAACTCAGTTTCTGTCTGATCGTCGGAGATTAACTCAAACCGTTCGCCAGGCTTTAATCCAACTTCTTCTCCGACTTGCCTATTAATCCACTCATATGATCCTGCTACAGGGCGGTAGCCAACCTTCTCCGGCGGATGCTTCATCAGCAAATTTTGCCCTCCTACGACAGTCACGCCCCATGATTTTTGCAGCGTCTTGCGTGCAAGCACGTCGGCTTCTTCTACATTCCCTGTCCGCGAATACGCATCGACAAAAGCGGTTTGGTAGTCACTTTCAAGCGCCTTCGCAAACGCCGGAACTCCACTCAGGTGAGCGGACCATGTATATCCGCTGAAGTCTCCGACAACGTCCGCAACCAGCGTAGAAATTTGCGAAACGCCATTTTTCTTCGCCGCAAGGTAACCTTGCGCTTCTTTATCCAAGATTGCTCGTGACTGACGTTCCGCTGCATCGGTTCCTCCGTTCACTGATTTTAGGAGTTCATCGGCGGGGTAGAGTTGCTTTCGCGAGGAGTAGAAATCCACATCATTAGAAAGCTTCTCCGGGATACGATCGTCGTAAGCTCGTGGGTCGGCATCTTTAAGCTGCCGTAGCGTCTCTAATGCGAAAAGCGCCTGAGTTTGGTTGTTCGAGCGCACCATTCCGGTGAGTGTTCCGACAACGTCAGTTGGAATATCTCCTGCACGCTGAACCAACGGAACGAGACCATTGGTCACGTATGCGGAGTCGGCGCCCGAGAGCTTCGTCAGACCGTCTTTCCCGACATACGCATTCAGCATCTTTCGGTCATTCTCATCAGTCGGATCGAAAACGGCAAGCGGGCTGTTTACCTTATCAGTAGCCGCTTTGAAAAAGTCAACTTCCTTTGTTTTAGTGTCAAGCGCGTCTTGTGCTTTTTTACGCTGATCGTAGTCTCCGAGCCAACCATCTTCAACGCCCCGGTCGATCTGAGCCTGTCCGGCTGAGCCGTCCATGATGTTATTTAGAAGGGTGTTTATCTGTGTGTCGACGAGAAGCTTCCGCTCCTTTGCTTGCTCTGCAAACATACCGGCGACTTCACGCTCTGCGTCGGCGCGCAGAGCAACGCGATCTTCATAAGGGACGTTGGAAAAGCTTCCAGAAGCGTCAACTGTGCTATAGATAGCGCCACTTCCGTCAACTTTACTTGTCCACTTTGAGGCAAACTCACCCGCCGTCATTGAAGCGTTTCCGCCGTTAAGCCGGATAGCGTCAGCTCCAACAATATCTACAGCTCGGGCCGAAGGATCGCGCAGAAGCTTTAATGCCCCGCCGGCGCCTTGCTGATGCGCAAGATACAGTTCTCCATTTGTCGGAGCACGCCCAAGGTTTTTCTGAAGATAAGCGCGATTGTCTTTCAACAAACGTGCTGCTGCGTCTGAAGCTTCAGCAGGATCAAATCTATTTTTCAGCCCATAGTCATTCGCCGTGCCATCCACAAACTGAAACAATCCGCCAGCAGAAGAGTTAGGGTTTTTTGCGTTTGGATTAAGAGAACTCTCAATTTCAGAAATACGCATGAGAAGCTGCGGGTCTTCTCCATGACGTTGAGCAGCTTGAGAAATGGCATTTCGTACATGTGCAGGTGCGTTAACTTGGCGACTTCTTCTCGGAGCTTGAGCACCTCGTGAAGCAATTTCCTGCTTCACTGCTTGCTTATACCCAACCCCCTCAAGCCCAATAGAAACCTTTTGCTTTAAATCGGCTTTTTCAATATCAGACAGGTCCGTCGCATCAATGGTTTCGGCCATCTTCGCGCGGTATGTTTCTAGCTGCTTTGGGTCTCCACCCGTCGCCAGATCAAGACCTTTCAGTGCTTTCTGATACTCTGTATCGACACTTGTGCGAAAGAATGCATCACCAGCTTTATACTGAAAATCCATAGCATCGCCGAGCATATTGCGACGAACCTCAGACGAGCGATAGGTAAATTCTTCCTTAAGGTCGGGATGAACTTTTGCGCCAAGAAACTCCGCTTCGGCTTTTTTATATTCAGCTTCGGCCAGAGCGGCAAAGCCTTTCCCGGTCGGATCAGCGTTACGCTTTAGTTCAGTCAGCCGTGTGGCGACATTAGACTCAAACTCAGAGAAGTTTGTCAACGTTTGGAAGCGATTAGTTCGATCTTCTCGCTGCTTAAGTTCTGCCGAAGCAATTTCTTCTTCGCGTTTTTGCTCTTGTTCGCGGACTGCAAAACCAGCACTAAGTTGCTGAAGACCTCGTCCAATGCCCGCGCCGAATGCTTCAGGCGTGAAACTCGCCAGAGAGAATAACTGCTGGCCTTGCGCGGAAGGGCGAGTTCTACCTACGATTGAATGAGGAACTTTCATGTCGTATACCTCATTGAAGTTCCTTTTCGCGTAATCCAAGGATCAAAAGATTTTCGCGAGCTACGTGAGCCTCCGATGAGTGATGAACCTGCACCAAGGAACGAGCCCAAAGCGTTACTTATACCAGCGGTCATGGCGGCTGATCCTTGCATTCGCTGGTTTGCGGCGTCTACTTTATAGTTATATGCTTCGATATCACCAGCTTGACGAACATTTAACGTATCAAGACGACCAAGTTCCCGTGCTGCTCTACGTGTGCGGACGGAAGAAGTGGAGCCAAGGGAAATGCCCGAAGCACTCTGAACAGCTTCTTGTTCGCCGAGCATTCCGAGTGTCAGTTTATCTTGCTGTTGTGCTTCAATTTGCGAGCGTTCCGTCGCACGTACTGCGTTATCCTCTGCGATGCTGGCGTTAAATTTTGCCATGCGCGCTTGCGCAGCACCCGCGGCTAAAGAAGCTACGCCGCTGACCACACTACCGACTGCGCCAAGGATCGCGCTAATACCAAGATCAGCCATTATGTTTTGCCTCGTAAACGCCGTAGGTTCGGTTATTCATTTGGACAAGTTCTCCTGTCGGGCACATTCCAAGGAACCGGGCAAAGTGCGTATTGCGCGGATTGCTCAAGTCAATCAAAGACTGAATGTTTTTCTCAGCTTCAACAATTCCAGCCCAAACGTTTCGCGTTTTACGAGCATACTTCATTCCATAGTCTTTGCATACAAGAAACCAAACCCCAACAAGACCGCAAAAACTTTGTCGTGTAAGCCCTACAAAGCACAAAGGCACGTCAGCGTCGTAAACGGTCGCCATAAAAAATGACTCTTTTTCCCGCAGCGCTTTCTGCTCCGGGCGAAGTAGTAAATCGCAAGTTGATGGCTCAGCTAAAGCAGCGAGCACTGTTTCTGGCACTTGCGAAACCCGCTCAATCCGGATCATCGCCTACCTCCGCGGAAGTCACAAATCCTAAAATCGTCGCCGGAAGAGGATTATCTTGTACAAAAACACTGGAACCGTCAACATTCCATTGCGGCTGAATAAGTACATTTTTCATAGCGCTTATCAAGTTTGTGGGTTCGGAATAAATTTCTGAAGTGCGTTCTTTTACTTCGTAAAGCTTTGAATACTTTCCGCCTACTTTAAGGCCGCGAGTCTCATGTACGCGAACGCCTATACCCATAATACGCTTGCGGCGGTTTTCTATTGTTTCACGCTCAACGGACATTGGAAGCGTCTTAGCCCGCGCCACAAAAGGAAGGCCCACAATCACGCGCGTGGCAGTGCCTTGCAGGGTGATCCGTCCGCCCGTTACTACTTGCTTTGGAATGACATTACCATCTTGAAGAATTGAAACGAGTTGTCCTTCTAGGTGCCACAAGCCAGCTACAGATGAAACTGGCGTATCCAAAGTCCACGTGCCTTGCGCTGCAGGAAGTGGCGTTAAATCTTCATCTTCAGGAACCAGCAGTGCAACATCTCGCTGTAAAAGCACGGTAATGTGCGTGGTGTCAGTGAACACTGTGACAACACCTTTACAGCCACCAGCACGGAAAATCTTCCCTACATCAAGTGCGGTGAATATGGCAGCATCCGCTGTGCAAACAATAGTTCCAGTAATTCCCGACATTTCTACGCCGGCAGCTGGATAAGTTGGATTAAGTCTCAAACCGCAATCAACTGCAAAGGCTTCCTCGACATGCGTGATAGTCCGCGGAGCAAATCGTTCAATGTATTTAACCCAGCGTCCGTCGACACGACGCTGAACAAGAGTGTATACAGTGTCTGTGCGATTTTCTTGGATAGGAAGCACATCTTTGAATTGACCTTTAGTATAAGCTCTCGTCCACGCAAAAACATTTTGCTCTTTCACCATGGTAAACATAAGCATGGCACCATCGCTTCGGCAGGCCCAAACGAGTTTAAAAGGGTCTGAAGCAAAGCCCCAACGAATAATTTTATTCTGCGCTGAGAAAAAATGATTTGAAAGGATAGAAATATCTGTTCCAGCGTACACTCGGCTGAAGTCGTTATACGACAACGCGCGGACAGTGTAGCCTTTACTTTCAATGTAGATCAAATCAGTGTCAATTAAGAGAGGCGGAACCTCGCTAATGCCAGTGTATGTTTGGGGCTCCGCCAAAGCATTCGTAGGCGTGACCGGATCGTTAACGCCACCGCCTGTAAGCTGCCAAATTCCTGCATCAGTCATCAAAAGCAATCCGCCCCGAACAGACTGCATATGTCGGATCGGCGCAACTTCATCGGAGTCAATGTCAAACTCATACGCGTCATTATCCGCTACAATATTTGACATATCGAAGTTATTGTGTCGTCGCGGTTTGCTGCCGTAAACTGTCAAAGGCTCGTTAAGCGTGGCCGCGTAAAGCTGACGCTGTTGAAAACGTCCAGACAAAGCTGGATTATTTCCGCTCAAGGGCGACAACAGCGCTGTTGCCGTAGCGCCCGCTCCTCCACCACCAAAAGTCACAACAGGACTCGTATAACCCTCTCCGCCGTTTATGACAAGCACGCCAAAGATAGCTCCTGTAACAAGATCAACAAGCGCTTCTCCGATAAAACCAGAACCACCGCCACCAGCTACGCTTACGGTAGTTGTAAAGCGCGGATACCCGGTGCCACCTGCGCCTATTTCAATTTTCTCAACAGCACCATTTTTGAATGGATTATTTCCAAGAGGAGGAGTCTGCGTAAAATCAGGTATAATATTATTGTCAGTGAACTGCGTTCCATAAGCACGTCCAACAAAACCAACCTCAGCCCCGGAGCTAAAATATCCTTGATTGTTAATTATATTGGTTCGATATACATTATAGTATTGTGTGTTTGGTACACTAGTCCAAGACAATTGTATGCCGCCAGCAGTAGTAGTATAGTTATTAGTCGCCACTTCGATTTTCATTTTCGAAGCTAGACTTTCATTTCCAGAAAGGTCCACTGATGTGACAATAAAGCCAACTCCGGCGGTACCGGCTACTATAGGATTAGTTACGAGGTTTGTCGGAACTGTGGCTATATTGCCAATCACGGCGGGAAGTAATGTCCAGTTAGCCGCGTCAATACGAGTTAACTCATGGATCGGAAAATCCACGGAAGTAATTTTAATCAAATCCCGCTGCTGGAAGAGGGAAAGTTTTTCCAAATCCGCGCTGCCGTAGGGCGTGGTCAGCGTGTAAACACGCGACACAGTGCCGCTGATAAAAGCGCCCCACAAGGTCGTGTCGATTGGTTCGTCAAAAACGTTAAACAACTCAAATGTGTTTGCAGTTACATTTTTAACCACGCCAGTAACATTGGCGAAAAGGGGCATTCCAGATATTGAAAACTTGACCCAATCATCATTTGTATAGCCGTGAGCAACACTGGTTATGACAGCGGGGTTTGCGTTAGTCACGCCGGTGACTGTTTTTGACTCTTCGAGAACATAGCCTCCATCTTGGAGAAACCGAATGTAGTTTTTTCCAAACATTACGACATAGGTATTCTCTACGTTTGGCGCATACTTGAACGGAAAAAGTTTCACTTCATCGTTTGGATGCTTTACGTAATCGAGGAACTCAGTGCCCGCACGAGTACTCAAACCGCCCCGATAATCCACAAACCAGTTAATAGCTTCTTGCAAACCCAGATCAAACTTCTCTAAGTCTGACCGGCCGAGAAAAGTTTGCGAAAGCTCTCCCGCGACAAAAGCAAACTTGATAAGTTCAAGAGACACCGGCTTGCTCCGACACTGAAATCATTGGGCCGTTGGGCCAGTAGAAACGAGATTGCGGAGCGGACAACGCGAACCCGCGAGCAGCAATCCAATCAGGAATAGTTTCGTATTGGTTTTCGTCTGAATTAGCTGCGTTTTCACGCGCTTGATAGACGAGTTGATTGGCGTGCTCTTCAACAAGACGAGCTCGTGCGGGCTTACCGTGCAAGGGCAGTGAAATGAAAGCGCCCAAAGCAAATGCAATGGCGAGGGTCAACTGCGGGTCCCACAGCGAAACATTATCCTGTACCACGGTGTAGCACAGGACCGCGTTTTCCTGCTGCGTGTTTATTGTCATTTGTGTTCCGCGCGCAGAGAGTGTGAACCGATTAAACGTGGTTAAGTATCTCGGCGCGAGAAACTTCGCAGGTGTCGCGTATGCAAACATGAACCCAGGCTCAGGATCGTCAGATGTCCACGCAAGGTTTTCATCTCGCGTGGACACTAGCGCTAGCCTTGCGAACGCTTTTGCGCAGGGCCACGGCGCCGCGCGAAGCACATGGTCACGGACAGGCCCGAACCACAGCCGACAAACCTCGGCTTCACGCGACTCTTCTGTTGTGGCGGAAACGTCATCCCTGTTTCCAATGGCATTGAGCGCCATGTTGAATATCTGGACTTCATTTGTCGCCACGACTTATCTCCTTACAGGTCGTCGTCTTCTTCTTCGCCTTTCGCAGATTTCGCTACAGGAGCGATTTCTACGACAGCTTCGGGCAAGACTTCTGTGCCCTTGGGAAGTAGCTCTTCCCATTCCGCAGGAACTTCATGCGGATTTTGCGTTTTCCGACGACGCTCGCCGGCAGGATCGAACCAATTACGTGCCAGGTTGATACGCATTAGTTCACCGCATCAGCATAAGCTTTCCAACTACGAGGATCGTTAGTCAGGAAGGCGTTGATTTTGCCTGCAGTAGTCGTGGTCGTCGCCGTGATAGCGAGAATGCCGAGGAAGCGTTCGTAGACAACGCCTTCCAGCGGAAGCTCAACCATGGCAATGACGCCGCCCACATTCAGCTGCGGATCGTTTGAAGCGGCGTTGCCTGTTACAAAAGCCTTTGTGCTGAAATGCACGCTGGCTGTTCCGTTTGTGGCGATTGCCGCAGTGTCGTCGGAGACGAGTTGAAACTGAACCGTTCCGGCAACGCCACCAGTAATGATTTCAGTATCAGTCGAAATGACGAGATAGAGTGTCCCGCCGTTACCCAAATCTCGAGCAACGGTAAGATCGATTTGATTGCCGATAAGCGCTGTGCCAGCGGCAGCAGCCACTGAAACAGCATCGGCAAATTCAACGCGAGAATCCATGATCATGATGCGGCTCCTTATACCACGAGGGCTTCGTCAGCGCTGAGAGCATCAGTGCGGCGAATTGGAATACCGTGGAACATAGAAACGGGAATACCGCCTACCATTTCCACAGTGAGAGTTGAGGATTTGACTGCGGCGGCCGACTGCTGCCGAAGACGGGTGCGAAGGTAACGCGACATGTAAAAGTTCGCACGTCCTGCAGAAAGGTTGGGAATGCGCTCGATTGCCTCGAACATCAGATTAGGAAGATTTGGCCCCGATGCAGCATCAAAGAGCGTAGCGCTCTTGTCGATGTTTGCGATACGGACAAAGTAGCGCCAGTCGCGGATGGTCAAACCAGCGTCCCAACGGTAATGGGTACGGTAAGCCTGCATACGGCCACCGAGTCCATCAACGTTTTCGACAGTGACTTCGCCCAGATCGCGGACTTTTAGTCCGGCCTCGGAGCCCTTTGGCAGGATACCATAGCCTGTCGTTGGTCCCCATACGCAGAGCCAGATGGAGTTGTTGTCCGCACCAACGCCACCGGCATTGATGATGTTTTCAGCATTGGCCGCAGACAGGCTGTTGTATCGAGGAGAAAGGCCTGTGAACGCTTCCGGCTCCGAACCTTCATTTCCATAAAACAGCGTATCAGCCATTTCGATGTTCATGCCCTCGATGTGGGCCGAGTCTTCAACCAAGCGATACGCCGCTGCGTTGCCGTTCAAATCGGCAAGCGCTTTGTCGATTTCGGCGTAAGCCTCCATCATACCGCAGTTGTCCGTGACCTGCGCGGTTGTGCCTTTGTTGGGCTGAACGCCGCCATACATTTTACGCCAAGTCGGCGCGGGCAAACCAGTCCGCACAGTGGATCGATGTCCTGTTTCAAGATTACCTTCCATGAAGGTCATGTCTTGCAGGATTTCGTTAGTAGCAGTCAGAAGCTCCACGACACTAGCGATTGACCCATTAGGGTCTTTGACTTTCGCAAGGTCCAGAAGCGTCGGATTGGCAACAGAGAGAGCAGCCATTCGTTAAGTTCCTTTGAACATTGTTGGATACATAGTCTGCTCGATTGGGCGCGGAGCGGCGGAAGGAGTTCCCGCCGCCGGTTTACCTTCACCAAGAAGACCTGCGACTTTTGACAGAAACCGAACGACGTGGATATTGTTTCCAGCTCCTGTCGCGTCCATTACCTGTCGTAGCTCTGGCGTTCCATGCGTGTTAATCAGCGTGCTGATTCCGGCAAGTGTCGTGTCAAGCTTCTGTCCGCCAAGGACAGGGTCAGCCTTCACTTCTTCTTGCCAGCTCGCATTGAGCCCTTCCCAATCCGCCATAGCCTTCTCAGACTGGCTTTTCAGAACTTCAGCCTGAAGATTGGCGAGACCGTTTACGCGGTCTGCGGCACTCATCTTCTGGTCATTCATTATACCGAGAAACTTCTCCATAGTCGGGGCGTCTACATTAAAGCCCTCGGGAAGTTTCACGGCGTCCGCAGTGAGCGGAACAAATTCTTCAACCTTTGCAGGTTCTACGGGCGCCGCAGGGTCAATGACGACTGGCGGCGTAAGTCCCTCAGTCACCGTTGCCGGTGGAGTTGGAGTCGGCGTCGTTGGAGGAGTCGGCGTAGGCGAAATTTCGTTCTCGATTGGCATCTTCTTGGTCCTTTAACATCTGGTAATAACCAGCGGGTTCGGTTTCGATAATGCGAGCAAGTATCTGCTGCCCTACATTTAGTTCTCCGCAACAGAAGTCAGTCCGGGCGCGGTCTCCGGTGAAAGGCTGCATTCCAACTTTTCCAATCCGCAAGAGATACCAAAGAAAATCTCTGCCTTCGCCAGTGGATAGAAGATGTTTGAGCGCAGCGGTTTCATTAGCCTCGATCCGTTTAGCAATATTTGCCAAGGTTCGGTTAAGTTTGTTCGCCTCTTTTTCCTTATCAATCATACGTTATCCTTTTTACCAATTGGAGTCAACATACATATCATTATCCTCCAATGAGCTGTTGTAGTGCATTCGAGCCGGGCGTGATCTGCGTCTCGGACAGGGATTTAGCGCTGTCGACCAAAACTTGACCCGTAGCGGCAGCTTCACGAGACGCCGCAAGCTCGTCGGCTTTTTGGTTTTCCGCATTCACTTCGTCGATGGACCGGATACCGCGAGCGGCAACGCCAATGTCGCGCCCATAGTCGCGGAGGATTTGATCGAAGTTGGGAATGTTCACGGCCTTGGGGTAGATTGGAGCGATGGTTCCTATGAGCTGAAGCCAACGTTCTGTAGGAAGAACACCTACGGCACGCTGAGCGGCGGACAGTATCGAGACGTATTGGATTTCAAGTTCGGCCTCACCGATTTCGGCAGGGGCTTCGGGGATTAACCCGCTTCGTAGCATGATATTGTAGATGCGATTAATGCCTGGGTCGAGGGCTTCGTTGTCAAAGCGCTCGAGCACCGATCCGAGAAGGACTAGTTTTTCCTCTCGTCGAGCGTCGATTTCGGTGGCGCTCCGTACGGTGTCGAGTTGGGAAATCATGCGGAAAAGATCATTGTGGAATGTTTCGCGGATACGGCCTTGCACGTCCCGAATGTCAAGGGTCATCTCGCCCAAAGGGATGGCGATCTGGTAGAGAGGTTTGGCGCCTACATTATTCACTCCTGTGACAAAAGTAATGCCGTTAGGGAGCAACGCTGTTGGGCGGTGCTGGAGTTGTATGTCGGCGACAATGGGAGGGGAAATCAGTTTATCCAACCCCATCGCCTTTTTCTTGGTCTCATGCTGAAGTTGGATCACATCGCCAAGCGCGTCCATAGCGGGACACGTGCCGTAGGCGTCGTTACCGCTCAACTCCCAGCGAGGAAATATGCCGGGCAATTCATGATAGCCTTTTTCTTGGAGAATGTATCCTTTTGGCGCTCCAGTAATCCAGTAGCATTCCTTAAACTCAAAGCCGTATTTCTTCTCGAAATCGGGCTGGATAAGATGAGTGATGGGAATATCGGTAGTGGAGGAAATGCCTTTAGATCTCCACTCGGCGAGTAGCGTGGGGTGGAGGTTTTCTTCTCCAAACCGAGAGACGATTTGGTGAAGTTTGTATGTGAACTCGCGTGAGAAGAGAGTGACCTCCATACGGTCGCCGTTGGCGATGTAGAACTCGCCGAGAGACGGGTTATAGCATCGAATGATGGATTTTTCATCTTCGTAAATGAGCATAGAGGCGGTGCCGAAGACGACGAGATCGAGATAAAGGATAGCCATCGAGTTGTAGAAATTACTTTCGGCCATGACAAGAAGCATTCGTCGAGTCACCTCGTCAAGCCAAATGCGGACTGGCGATGACGCCTCGTCATCGTAGCCGGCGATACGGAGCTTGAACCACGGACGAGATGGCGAAGTTACTCCGTTCATCATGCCAGAGGCGAGCGTACGAGCGGCAGCGGTTCCGGTCGGATCGAGAATGAACGGGTTTTTGGCGTTCCGCACTTTACGCTCGGCGTCGGTCTGAAGCCACGTATAGCGGCTCGGAAGATAATAATCGGCAAGCTCCCGCCACAGGTTCCAATAAGGAAGACGATCAGTCTTCATGGAAGATACGATGAGATTATATCTATCGTGAAGACTGATGTCGATTTGCATTACATGCCTCCGATGAGGGATTTTTTAGCCGTCGAAGCTTTGCGGGTAAGACCGCCTTGTCTACCCACGCTGCTTATAAGAGAAGTATAGCCTTTTGACGCCTGCTGTCCGGCCTGATACACAGAAGCGTTCGCCATCGTAGGTGTGGAAGGCGGCGGGGTTATTTTCGGTTTCGAGAAAATCGACATGATTGCCCTTTCAAGCGTTAGCGTAGATACGTTTTTGTTCGAACGGATCGTATTCGGAGATTACCATCATTGGAATTTCTTCCGCAGCTGATCGCATTACATAGACTGGAAACGCGAATGTGCACGCAAGAGCATCCGCCACGTTAGGAGAAGGGACTCCTCGTTTGCGCATTTCCTTTTTCGACTCGAGCTGGATTGCCTCGGCCCCGTTCAAGCCAAAGTTTGGGCCGATGAGTTCATCGACCAGAGTTATTTTATCCCCGACCATCATATGCGGAATTGAACCGCGCTTAAGCCACTCACGCACAGCACCCCAAATCTCGGCCCGCTTATTGGCGTATTTTGAGCCATCGTCAGGGTTGGTGCCGTCAGGGCCCGAACCGAAATCAACCTCCATCACAGGGATACGAAGCTGCCGCAAACGGTCAACGACACCGCCACCAACGCCACCGCTATCGACCATCACAAGAGAAGCATGAAGTTGGAGATAGGTCTTTGCTATCTGCGCGGCCAAGCTCATAGTATCAAGACCTTGAAAAAGTTGTGGCAAACGAGATGCTGCGTCTCGTCCTTGCCTCGGATAGATAACGGACGGATCATCACCAAACCGCCCAACGTCAACTCCGAGGACGATTGGATCGGTCTGGCGCTCGATCTCGCGATTGGTCGCCGCAGTGGCAAGCTCGAACGGAATGAAAGACTCTGCGTCGATGCGCGGGAATACACCTCGTACGCGAATACGCACGAAGTCATGGTCCTCGCCATAGTCAGTAATCCACTCGGCGATTTGGGCTTTGTCGGTGAGAGAAACCTCGCGCGAGTCGATTGCGGCAGACTGCCAGCGATGGGCGAACTTACCGCCCGAAAAACAGTCTCGGAAGCGCCCTTTATTCCGCGTAGGGTTACCGAAAGCGCACCAGATAATCTCAGTGTCACTGTCAGTCAAAGCGCCTTCGGCAACTTCCCATATCATATCAGGGATCGCGGAGGCTTCGTCAAAGACGAGAAGAATGCGCTTACCCTTGTTGTGCAAGCCGGCGAAAGCTTCGGTGTTCCGCTCACTCCACGGAACCATATCCATGCGCCAAGTGCGCTCGTGCTCAGGGTCGTTCGAGAACAGCGCTGTGGCGGTCATCTTGAACATTTCGCGGGTGATGCACAAGCGATACCATTTTGCAACCTGTACCCAGGTTTTGGTTTTGAGCTGCGTTTCGGTATTAGCGGTCACAACGCCTACGGTGTCTTCAAGAGTGGACATGGCCCAAAGAATGATCCATGCTACGAGAGCGGACTTGCCGATGCCATGGCCCGAAGTGCGGGCAAGGCGGATCGCCCCGGAAATGGAGATAAGACCTGCGCCGAGGTCGAGAAGGATACGAACCTGCCACTCTTCTGGACCTTGAAACTTTTCCAGTTCCCCCGGCTCGCCCCAAGGAAACGCCCACAGAACAAAGCCGAGAGGGTCTTTAGAGAAAGACGCAAGACTCTCAATGAAGTCATCGTTCATCGGCGAGCCCTCCGACGAGTGAAAATCGGAATGAACGGGTTGTTATCGTTGGCAACTACTCCACCAGAGAAAGTCCCGGTAAAAGCGCCCTCAAGTTGCACAAGGCCTGTAAAAAAGCCCGCAGTAGCTGGAAAATGCTGTCCGCTAAATATGCCAACTGGCATAAGGAAAGTGCCGAGAGTTCCCGTAACCCCATGCGTTCCAGAAAAATTGGCTATTGAAACCACAGTCCCAAGAAGAACGCCGACTTCGCCATACGCAGCAGTGAAGGAAGATTGTACAATAACGCTACCATTAAGGGTTCCAGCACTACCGGCTGCCGCAGAAAAATTTCCTGAAACTAACACAGTGCCAACAGCGGGCCCGGCGGCGCCAACGCTCGCAACAAACGTTCCGGTTACGGTAACCCCACCGGCCAATGCTCCAGTAACGGCGCCGCCCGCGTCAGCGTTAAACGGATCGCGTAAGCGCACATCATCAGCGTCAACGTCGCTCGGGACTAGGTAAAGGAATACGTCATTTCCTGCCATTTTACGTCGCTACCAAAGTTTCGGCAGTTACACCCGCCACACCTGCTTTATCACTTATTATACGAAATGGGCCAGAGCCCGGGTTGAAGAATACAAAATTACCTGAAGCATCTGAGGTTGTTCCCGCTATCATGCGTTTTCCGTGGTAAAGCTCGACTATGCAGTTACCCAAAACAGCTCCCGAATTGTCACGCGTGATGCCGGCCAGCGTCGTGTTTATGGTAGGGCCAAACTGTCTTCGTACAAACGTTCCAATTTGATTGCGCCAACCTATACCAAGCACTTGAGGAAACTCTGAGGCTAGCCCGGTGTTATTCGACCCTGTAGCCAGTAGCCCGCGAAAATGAGACGCAGCTCTACCTCCCCACCCTTGGCGGCAAAAAGGACGAAAGCTGGTTGTATTAAAGGACATTAAATGCTTTCCCAAATTGCATACTGATGTACAGTAAACGAACCTGTTGCAACAGTTTGTGTAAAGAATATGTCCACTGCGTTTGCAGCAGTATTGTCAAAGCCAGTACCCACGGCAGGAGTTCCTACCGGGACAATAAGCGAGCCATTACCCCCGACTGTGGGAAGCGGCGAAGCAATAACAGCTTCAGACTGGAAAAGACCCATTCCAAATAGATTTGTGGCAGTTCCATTGCCGACAGCTCGGCATGTCAGCGTTGCCTCAAACCACCAAGGTACCGTTGTCTTAGCGACGACGTTAAGGTTTATCGCACCAGTATCGAACGCGATAATTGTTCCTGACGGTCCAGTTCGAAGATCAAGCCGCGCTGTTCCGGGCGTTGTCACGGCGCACGAAATACGGCCTGACATTTTGATAGTCCAATGCTTGCCCGGAACCCAGTAATTGTTCGGCAGGATAAGTCGGTCAGCTGCCGGAATGCAAGATACTGCTGTAGCCGCAGTTAAGGTAGGCCCATCAGTTTTACCAATTACGAGCGGGACGTAAGATGAAGGATTTGGATAAGCCATTGATAGCTCCTTAAGCCGGAATTGAAATTGAGCCAGATGTAATGCGGATCGGGCCACCCGCTACAATGGCTACAGTGTTAAGGTTAATAGTCGCCCCCGAAGTCGCCACGTCAACGTCGAAGCAATTCGTGCCAGTGGAGTCCTGAATACGTGCCCATGTGGCTGTGCCAGTGGCGTCGGCTACGGAGTCTTCGGTTATCGTAGAGAATGTCAACGTACCTGTGGCGATTGCGCCCGCCGGATCGGTGCATGTCAGTGTGCCGAGAAGAGTGTTGCCGCTGAGCGCGGCGTCCCCGTTAGCGGGCTGTGTGCCGGTGTAGAATTTGATTGTTCCAGGGCCTGCACCGGCGTCGATAGCTGCGAGCATAGGTGCAAGCATAGCGTTGCGCAAGGTTTGAGTAATGCGAACGTTAGCCATCAAGCGAACCTTTCCCGCAAGGCTTTAATCTCGGCGAGAAGAATATCCCGGGTGGAAGTGAGGTCCTCGACCTCGGTTTCAAGTACGGAACATTTACCCTCGAGAGTGAAGCGCCGAGTGTCGGTGGCGGCAAAAGCTGCTTTTGCATCTGCGTCGGCTTTGTCGATTATGGCCTTGGCCTGCTCTTTAGCGTCGGCGATCAATCGAAGCTGCTCATCGACGGTGGAGACTTTGCTCTCTTCTTGTGTCTTTTTCGTCGCAGCGAGTTCTTGCTTCGCCTTCGTAACCGCACTCTGCGCAGCGGTTAGATCATCCTGCACGCCAGTTAAAGCCGAAGCGATTTTGCTATGTTCGGCCTTCATCCCGTTAATCGTGTCCTCGAGCGTTCCAGCATCCTCGATTAGCGATGCAAAGTCAAAGAGTGGGCGGAACTGTTTAAGAAACAGTCGAGCGGCGGAAGATGTTTTTGGGAGGTCACTCATACCGGGCTCCTTGATGCGAGGATTACGGAAACGGCACTGCCAGCGCCACCGATTAGAATAGGCTTGACGTGGACGGGGTTCTCGAGAACGAGGGCGATGCCTGGGGCGGTGAAGGAAATGTCCGCGCCCGAGGGATCGTGAAGGACGGCCCAATCAGTTGGAATACGCTGATTAGAGCCGTAGAGTTTCACGGTAGCGCCCCCGAACGATCCAACGCACTGGACCGTGCGATCGGGAGAACCGGGCATGGTCAAATGATTGCCCTCGCCATCGGCGTTTGTCAGAGCCCAGGTATTGATATGGATACGGCCAAGGCCGTGGTCCTCAGTTAAACTAGCCATTGGCAACCCTTTCAGGAGTTATGTTAATGGTTCGAGCGGCGACACGCTTTCGAGCCTCTTCAAGCCGGTTTGCGAGATTAAAGTTCACGTTGACTTCCTGCTTCGAAGATGGACCGTGGCCAGTCCGGTCCGCAGACATTTTTACGATTTCGGTTAAGAGGCTTGAAGAAAGCTCTTCCGGCGTGTCTTCCATACGCTCACGGATGATTATGGCTGCGTCAACGGCCATGCCGGAGAGGACTTCATGCACCTGCGCGTATTGCCGGTTAACGTCTTCGCGGTAGAAGAGGACAAGCTCCTTGAACGTGGGGTCGCCCTTGAGAATGCTCACTCGGGAAAGTTCGTATCCGCAAACGGCGGCGGCCTCACTATCTGTCATACCCGAGGCAAGGTTCCGCGCCAAAGCATGATGACGCTCCCGTAGGCGCATGATCGGCGTTGGCTTCACTCCGCGCTCCGTCGCAAGCAGCACCAAATCCGCCTCATTAAGCTCGCGCAGAACCTCAGCCTCGATTTGCACCGGCGCCCGCCCCGTCAGTCTCACAATGTCCAAAGGCACATTCATTATTCTTCATACCATCGCGGGGAGATATGGTCAATCCACTATGTTGATAAGCCATATCAAAGCTGGGCATATATAATTTGCGCAGGGGTAGGGT